CATTACCGCAAGAACAACAGCAGGAAACTGACGATGATGATGATTTTAATATCTAATTGGGGACGATTTGGGGATGATTTAAGGACGATTATTTGCAAATCGTCCGGGCTTAGAAGCTCCCGAAATGATTGGCTATCATTTCAGACTCAGGACGATCAGGATGATTTTTTCTATATGAAGTCTAAATATAAAAAAAAGAGAATATATAAAAATATATACGCACAAATAGAAAAAATCGTCCCCAATCGTCCCAATCGTCCCCCGATTATTTCTTAGCAATTAATTGTAGATCACGAAAATGACCACTCCGCTCATCATCCTTCACCGCGAAAAAATCATTGGCGATGTCACTCTCGGCCGAGTTGAGATCGGAGGACCGGTCTATAAGTTCTTTGCCACGCTAGAGCCTCACACTTCGCCTATGCCGCAAGGAAGCTATCAACTGCGGTTCGAGTATTCCCCTAGGTTCAAACGTTCATTGTGGGAAGTTTTTGGCGTTCCTGGACACAGTGAGATAAAATTTCACAATGGGAACTTTCGCGGCGACACTGAAGGATGTCCGTTGCTCGGGCTAAAACATGGCTTTCTTAACGGGGAACCAGCGGTTATTTCGTCACGCCGCGCACTTGAGCAATTTCATGCAGCTTTAGCGCTTTATCAGGGGCAAACACTAGAACTTGAGGTGATCGATGCCAAAACCGAAATTTAACGCGACATTCTTTCCAGGAAAACCGCCTAAGTCTTATGTGGATTGTGTGAGGTCTTTCACGGGCGGGTATAGCCCGCTCAGGCTGCGGGATCAGCGACTTGTTAAGAGGCTAGGGAAAATGCGAGATGATGCCTACGCCGATGATGAAAACATCGGGCGATTCGCTCAGCCGAAAGCATCCTCCACCGAGAGGCAACAGGACATCCCATCAGCTCATCGCATTGACCCTCCCCATCGTAATCTTTTAGCCGCAATTTTAGCCAGAGGCATTTCCGACGCAGCATATAGCTATCACGGCCTAAATGACGCCGTATCAAGGCAAGCTCAAGGCTGGCTCCGCTCAGAGTCAGAAGACCCTTGGTCGTTCATTTGGATATGCGGGCACCTCGATCTTTGTCCAATTCTTGTCCGAATGCGAGTGATGGATGGCACCGCTATTGAGTCGCTCGAATCGTTTAGGCCAAGCACCAAACGCACAAGGCGGGAAATTGCCTAACGTCAAGCACAAATAACTACTTTTTACACTCAACTAGTTCGCGTATGTATCTCGTATGGATTAACACCATATGGAGAGATATCGTGCCAGGTGGGCGCCCCAGCACTTACAGCAAGAAAAAAGCTGAGGAAATCTGTAGATTGTTATCGGGCGGGAAGAGCTTGCGTAAAATTTGCGAAATGCCAGGTATGCCCTCCCGAGAAGCAGTCTATTCTTGGCTTTTTAGCCAGCAGGAGTTTGCTGACCAATACGCACTCGCTAGGGAGATCCAGGCAGACTACTACTCAGAGCAATGCCTTGAAATTGCTGATGATGGGACTAACGATACATATGAACTAGAAGACGGTAGCAAGAAGGTAGCGCACGACCATATCCAGCGCTCTCGGCTCCGGGTAGACACTCGCAAATGGATTGCATCGCAAATGGCCCCAAAGAAATGGGGCATACAATCGGTCAAACAAGAAATTTCCGGCCCTAATGGTGGACCTGTTCAGCTCCAGGCTGTTGACGGCCCACCGCAAGAGACACGCGAGGAATGGATTTCGCGCAAACGTCTTGAAACTCAACAACGCTCTCTCGAAGTTCCGCAGCAACTACTAACCAACGGAGTGAAGAAATGAAACGCGCAATGATTCTCGCGCTGCTGTTGTTCAGCGCTTGCGGCGGTGATGGTGGAGGTGACGATACAGACAAGGTGCCGGTAGTTGTGCCGGTGCCACCACAGCAACCGAGTGTAAGCACAACGACCGATGACGATACATGCCCGATTACCTTTTCGGCAGAAAGCGAAGAGGAAGCAGTGGCAGAAGCAGAAGAATCAACCGGCGGTATCGCTACCGATGTTGAGGATCTTGGACTCGATCAAGGCGCAGCACTTCGCACTTATCGCGTGTGGGTGAAAGACATCAGCGTAACCGTTCTCGGTTGTGACAACCACGTCAGCGTTTCCGAAAATCATCCTACGACAACCGTTACGAATGAACCGCAGGTGCAACAATGAGTTTTCTTTCAAAACTGAATCCGCTCCCGTGGGTGTTCGGCAAAGTTAAAAATCTTGTCATCTCCGATTACGTCGGCTCAGCTCACCGCCACGGGCTGACCTCATTCGGAGCTTTTTTAGTCAGTAGCGGCATGAGCAGTGCGCCGATTGCAAGCACCTGGGCGGAAGCAACTTGGAATCTTGTTTCCCAACCCGAATTTATCGCGGGAGTCACCGCGATTGTAACCGGCGCTGTTGCATCGGTGGCGAATAAACAGGTGCCGTAATGTGGGCGAGCACACTATTGACTTTATTCTTTTGGGCTGCGGTATTTTTATTTCTGTTCTCGGCTTTTTCGCTACTCGCCAGCTTAATCAGATCGACAAAAACATTGAGGCGCTGTGGAGCGAGGTTAACGACGGTGCAGAAAAACTACACGGGCATAGCACCGAGATTGCCCTACACGACCAACGGATTAAGTTACTCGAATACAAAAAGCATTGAGCACAGCAGAGACGGAACGATCGGAAGGTTTAGGAGAGTCGGGGGATAAGGTCATCTCGCTCACATGGTTGTTGAAGCTGGTAATCAAGGCGCTAAAAAAGCTTGCTGGTCACCGCAGCTAGGACCGCAATCGGATGCGATAGCAGCGACATGGTGCCGTCAACTTTTTTACGGCGGTGCTCGCGGAGCAGGAAAGTCCGATTTTATGCTTGGCGATTACCTGCAAGACGTTCCGCGATACGGACGACACTGGCAGGGGATCATTTTCCGGCGAACATACAAGCAACTTTCCGGCTTGATTCTTCGCTCGCATGAAATCTACTCGCAAAGCGGAGCGAGATGGCTTGAAGGAAAAGGGCAATGGGAATGGCCGAACGGAGCATGTCTCCGATTTAGACATTTAGAGCGAGATGCAGACGCGGAACAGTATCAAGGGCATCAGTATTGCGTTGCCGTCGGCACTCGCATCCTCATGGCTGATGGATCGCCAAAGAATATTGAGCACATCAAAAGAGGTGAGCTTGTTCAAACTCTCAACGGACCAAAGCGTGTGACGGCTTGTATTGCGCCATATCTTGCGCCGTGTGTTCGAGCTTCAACACCGTTTGGGGAGCAGATTCATCCTATCTGGCATAGGATTTTAACTTCCGCTGGTTGGGAAGCGTTCTCATCATATCGGGAAACCGATTCCAAAGAGTCTGAACGGAAATTCCGAGAATCCGACAAGCATCATCGCGTAAGTTTTCGCTCAAGACTTTTCGCATCTCAGATTCCGGCGGATAGACTTTCCCCGACAACCAGTGGATTTTGTAGCGCCGACAAATGTTATGAATCGTCGTGGTTGAGCAATTTAGTTTTTTCGCTGCGGAGGTTATCGAAATATTTCGATCCGCTGCGAAGCCTCGAAGTTTTTCGACCGCTTCCGCGTTATGCATTAGCGACGACTCCCGTTGATGCATTCGGGCGTGGGCAGCGTGATTTTCAAACAGCTCAAGATTTTCTATCCGATTGTCAGTCTTATCTCCGTTCTTATGGTGAACGACTTCTCTGCCGGATAGGAATCGACCTAAATGAATTTCCATTTCAAGGCGATGCTGCAAAACCGCGCCGCGAGCGTTGCAAGCGGGATGAAGCGGGCAGTACTCAAATAGATAACCGCCTTGCGCGGGCCAGCTTTTGCCATCCTTATAGCGGGCAGGAACTTTCAGCGAGCGAGGCAAGTGTTTTCGGGGCATGTGAGATGTCCTATTTTGGTGATTGGGAAGTTGCGGACATTGAAGTCGAAGACGCAAATCACTACATCTCATACGATACAAAGCTAATCAATAGGAACTGCTTTATTGGGTTCGAAGAGCTTGGCAACTGGCCGGACTCGTTTTCCTACGACAAGATCACCGCTTGTAACCGCTGGGGTGAGGCCGACATCCCGACAAAGCGGATTCGATCAACCGGCAACCCCGGCGGTGTCGGGCAGGGTTGGATCAAAACTAAGTTCATCGATCATGCTCCGCTCGGATTCGAGCCGCGCATCTGCGAAAAGACCGGGCACGATATCATGTTTGTTCCCGGCAATGTTTGGGACAATAAAATCCTACTCGAAAACGATCCCGACTATATCAACACCCTCAAAGGTGTCGGTTCACCCGAGCTTGTCCGAGCTTGGCTCTACGGCGATTGGAATGCGATCGTCGGTGGATACTTTCCTGAGTTTGGGGCGAGGCACATTATTCAGCCTTTCGAGATCCCCGATCACTGGACTCGTATTCGCGGGATCGATTGGGGCAGTTCAAAACCTTTTGTTGTGCAGTGGGCTGCCGTGAGTGACGGAACGTTGCCGCAATTTCCTCCGAACGCTCTTATCGTTTACCGAGAATGGTATGGCGGGAGCGAGCCTAACGTCGGACTAAAACTTTCATCTCGCCAAGTAGCAGAAGGAATTCACGACAGGGAAGCGAAGGACGAAAAAATCACTGACACGGTTATCGACCCAGCGGCGTTCAAGTCAGATGACGGCCCGAGCACTGGCGAGAGACTAAACGATTACGGTATTGCTTGCCGACCGACAGATAACAAGCGAATTGTAGGGTGGCAGCAGCTACGCGATCGTCTCATCGG